AATGTTAAACGGATTTGTTCCGTAGGGACCAAAATTTAATCTATCGTCATCATAAACATCAACCAGAGGAAGGCCCGCTTTATCTGTTACTGAAAACACAGGAGCGTCTGCTCCATAACCGGGAGCAAGAGTAAGCAAAGACCCACTAACGTCGTCAAAAGATACTGAGTTGTTGGCATTAACTCTTAACGTAACACCATCCCCACTTAGGTTTATTTGCTTGGTTTGTATTCCGTCTCCAAAAGTTTTTCGAGCTGAAAAACTAGTGGAAGAATCTGTTAAGACGTTTGTAATCAATGCGTCTAAATTTGCGCCAGAAGCATTTAGGCTAGTTTTTATTTCTCCGCTCACGGCCGAATTATAACCTGTCATTTCAGGATAGCCAGCGAGCTTCATCCAGCCAACTTTATTTGTAGTATCACCGGTAGCAACGAAAAATCCATGAGAGTCGTTATACCCAGATGAAAAAGCCAGAGCCCCTGTTTCAGCAGAAGTAGAAAAATCTCCTGAACCCGTATGATGAAAACTTCCAGATTTTAGAAACTCGCCACTACTGCTAGAAAATTGTCCCGAAACCAGATCTATTGAGTCGGATAAATAACCGCTAATACCAGTAGCGAAAGATTCAGCATGCCCAGACACATCCTCTGCTTTCCCAAAAAGAAGTGCTCCGCTGGCATCCAAGGTACCGCTTAGTTGAGACGATAAACCCGAGACTCTAGTCAGCATTTCTCCACTATGCCCAGTAAAACTGGCGGTCTCTAAAAAATTTAATGGATTACTATAAGCGTAAAAACCGCTAGTGCTAGTGACGGTACCTGAGGTTTTTTTATGGAAAAACTCCGTAAAACCAGCTTCATCTATTTGTCCAGTTGTTATATTGGAGGGCATAAGAACTTATTTCGATTTACTTACACTTAATAAAACATAACAGGAGCAAAAGTTTCTTTATTACTGTTAGTTTCTGCGTTAGTTATGTCGTTATACAGCTTAAGCCCCCAATTCGCTAACATTAAAGCGGAATAATTATCTTTTCTAGCTTTATTGGGAGAGGTCGATCTTTTGAGGTGCTGGGGTAAGTCAAAGTTCTGTGCTCCTCGCGCCGTAGCCTTATGCTCTACTAAGCTACATTGCCTCTTCGTTTGATAAATCATATCGTCTTGATGTTCTATGAAATCGAGCATAGTCCAGTCTTTTCTGTCTCCAGTAAAAATTATTTTCTTAGGGTAGGGTAGTCTGAGAGTGCTCGTTCTGTTAAAGAAGGTTTCATTAGAAGCAGTTCTCGAGGCAAATAAAACCTTTTTATAATCTATACAAGCTTGAAGATATTCGTTGGCTCTACGAATAAACGTGGTAGTAAATACTTGATTAAAACAAATTTTATTATTTTCTAAATTATATTTTATTTTGGCTCCCTTTAGAGACTTTTGATATTCCAAACCTTCTGCGTCAGCATTAAGCGGGATAGTCTTTAGTTCAGTTCGTATGTCTTTGAAGTATTGAGACTCATTACAAGAATCAATAAAAACATCAGAACCTGCATTATCCAAACAGACGAAAACAATGTTAAAAGCTTGAAATAAATAAGCTAAGTATTTAACATGATTACTTAAGTTACCCAAGCCAGCGTACGAATGAACCAAGGTCCCCAAGCCGGTATCATCATCTATCTCCATAACGGCTATAGCAAAATAGTCAGCAGAAGGACTGTCGCTCATGTTAGGGTCGATACCTAAAACATATCTCTTTCCGCTTCGGCCAATTAAAAGAGTGCTAGGCTCCTCATCTCCCTTCAGCGTACAAGCGTCCATCTTTTTTGCGCTGAAATAGCTATCGCTACCATCGGTAAACTGAGCGCAGTATTCTCGTTGAAAAGAATAATGGGAAGAGCCCCCCTCCGAAGCTTCGTCGATAATGGTTTTATCTATCATCTCTTCGGGTAGAGCTTCATACCCTAATTGAGATACGAAATATTTAGCTTCCAAGGAGCTTTCTTTATCGTGTATTTTGTTTATCCACTCTTGGTAAGTTTTGTATAAATTTTCGAAAGTATAACTAGCGGAAGATAAAGCTATCATCTTAGAAGCATTTTCAAATTTGGTTCTATCCTTCTCTTCTATCGCTCCCTGTTCTACTAACTCATTCTCCACTTCCTTGATATGCATTCTTCTTGCCATGTCTTGTGGGGCGACCAAGAAAGGCATCAAAACATTTTTAATTATATCTTCTGGCAAAAGGAGAAACTCATCAAGCACAAGTATGTTAGCTCTGAAACCACGAATCTTTTCTCCGCTCAATGGAATCGCAGTAATTGTCCCATTATTTATTTTCCACTCGTATTGGTCATTCCTTTTTACTTTAGCTCCAAAGGCCTGAGCCAATAGGACGGCTTCTTTTGTCTCTACTATTTTTTCTATATTGTTAAAAATGAATCTCGCTGTACGGAAAGTTGGACCAGCTATGAGTATCTTTGTGTTGGGTTCGAAAATGCACTGAAGAAAACAATAAACCGCAGCTATAAAACTTTTGCCGCAACCACGCCCCCAGACACACATGCTAAAGTTCCTATTGAATAAAGCTCTTAAAGTTATCTCTTGGTAGGCTGCTAGTTTTATACCACTCAAAAGGTACGTAGTGAAGTATAAATTATTTCTGAGAAATTCCGATAGAGTGATTTTCGCTTCTTTATCTTCTAGATACCCTTCTAGCTTAGCTAACCTAGAATTTACATCTCCTATTTCTTTCTCGTATTTTTCAGGACAAGACCACATGTCAAAATAGTTTTAAGTCATAAGCTAATTGCAAATCCATATCCTTATATACAGTACCAGAGAAAAACAACTTCCTTGTTACTCTAGTGGCTTCGGTTCTGCCTTTCGCGAAGAGGAATTGCACGTTCTCGTGTTTTTGTATTATATCCCTGACGTTCCTTAATACAAACTCTGGGGTTACCTGCACCTTCTTTGTTATATACTTAAGATAATTAAATTTCATCATATTGTCAAGTGAGTTTTCTACGACAACAACTACATACGCGTCCTGTTCCTCGGCCCTCTCCAATTCTCTAGAGAACCTATCACAACCCCCCGTGAATGTTCCTATAAAATCTTTAGTCTCTTTTCTCTCTACGTAACATTTATTATCTTCTTTATCTAACCAGTAGTCAGCAAACTTTAAACCTTCTCTTCTAGTTTCGTAATTTATGTTCAGGGGTTTTTGTTCTCTCGTATCGACTACTATTTCGTAGCCTTCTTTTATTTTCTCTTTTATCTCTTTATGAGGAAATTTTTTAAATCTAGGTTTTAAATCGAGCTTCGAACATAACTTATAAAAATCACCAAACAGTTCTTGATAGTAGTGGATGGGCGGCATCATGGTACAACGCATCTCAACCTGCGTCGGGGAATATACTAGATTTCTTCTTTCTTTTCTTTCTTTGATAATCTTAGCGCAAAACTCTTTACTCTCTTCTGGAGAAGCTTCCTTTAGCCATTTTTTCATGTTTACTCTAGAATTAAAATGATTAGAAAAATAATAATTTTTATTTTTGAACTTTATTAATTCTCCCGTAAGTAAATCTCTGCGAGGATAATATTTTTGATAATATTCCGCCATCCTCATTTTGAATTTGCGTAAGTACCTGTGGAGCTCTTTTTCTGTATCGAATTTGGCTCCGTCTATTTTACATATTAGCTCATCCATTTAAAGCCTCCTCTTCTGATATGCCAATTATTCTAGCTTTGACATCGTCCATGGTTGAAAGTTTGACAATCTCATCTTTAATTACTTTCTTTCTTAATTCCGCTATCCTGATTAGCTCTTTTCTTCCTTCTTCGTCTTTCCAAGTTTCGACTAAATTTAAAATACTTGCGTTGTCGTGTATCTGCTTGCTGAGTCTGGCGCTTCTTTTTTCCTTTAGGCTTTCGAGTAACTTATGCTGTCTGTTTACGCATGAATTATATTCATTTTGAGCCGTACTTATAGCCTCCACCAAACTCATAGAAATTCTTCGTCCTTCGTTATCCATAGCTGTCTCATCCAATAGATTCGTAAGCCTACCTACTCTTCTCTGAATATTTGATGCTATAACAACCTCTCCAGAAAGAACTATATATTGGTCAACTTCCTCCTGAGTTAGGTCCGGCTTATCGTGGGTGTATCTGACGAAAGAAGACTCGAAAAGCTCTCTATCTGTCTCGTGATTGTAATTACTTATCTGGTGAACGAACCTAAAAGTATGCAGATACCCCATCAGTTTGTCTATGCTCTTTTTTTGTTTCGGAGTAATTTTTTCTTTATCTATCCCGCTATCTAAAATATATTTGTTTATCTTACTAAGTACCCTATCTGGGTGTTTGGGGGGTTTGTATTCGAAAGCAGGAGCCCTCTCTTCTAAGACCTCTTCAAAACCGTCGCCCTCCAGAGATTTACAATATTCAGTAACCATTCTAACCTCAGCGCTTAGGCTGGTTAGGCTGTCGTTTTTAAATAGTATTCGAGACATTTCAACATATTTCATTGTCCCTCTGTTGTTTCTTATGAATTCTTTATGCTCTTCCGAGAGTTCTGGCTTCTCG